ACTTGTGGATAACAGGCAGAAAGTTGATATTTAATTCTGGACTCATAACCCCAAATAGTTCGAGTGGGCGTGCGGTTACTTGCGTGTTCTTTGATGCCTCAGTAACCATGATTGGAAGTGCTGGAGACGGATTCACCCGTATTTTGGTCACGTCTGGGATTTGGCATTTTACATTTAGAAACTTATCGCAAGATTTGCCGATACGATTCACAGTTACAGCAGGCGCAGAGGTTCATGTAGTTTGCGGCAACACAATCACAATTGACCCAACTAGCACTGGAATATACACGGTAACGCAAGATAGCACACTTGACCTCGGACAGGATGGTGTAAGATTAGACGGCAGCAATGTATTTAACGTAGGGGCGGCGGTTGATGCCAGTACAGAGGTGTTAATTAAGGCAAATACGGGATTTGTCACACTGGCAACTGTGCAAAAATTATCAGAACAAGCTCTTCTGTATAGCAGAAGGGCATTAGTGGTAACAATTGACAGAAAAGTTGGCGACCCTACTATGTATGACCTATGCGATATACTAATAGGTTGGGAGATTGAATACATAGACATCGTTAGAAAGGACAATCTTGGAGGACAAGACTACCTTATTTTTGCATGTGAAGACGGAGGTGGAAATTTTATAGATATATCCTCCGCCGTAGGTGTGCAATCTACACCAAACAGAACAACAAGATTACACTATCTAAGTTCATTTCCAAGTACCGAACTATACGATTTTTACAAGTTGGATATGATTTTTATCAATAATTACAACGTAACGAAAAAACTAAGAGTAAGAGTCGGCGGTGGGTATTGGGATGTTTCGACACTGGAATTTAGAGTTGTCATAAAGAGAACATTATGATAGCCAGACTATACAGCCTCAACAAGCAGTTTATCAACACAAATCCAAAATAGTATGCAGTTAGTCGCTGTTAACAAAAATATAGTATCAATGCGTGGAAATCTGCTCGCAATGGATGCGCGTAAACCGTTTATAATCGAGGTTGATACAACCAAAGGGAATGGCTTTAACACATTTACTCTCCCTCTGACAAATCACACAACCGATATTAGTCTGTCCCATTATTGCATAATATTTATCTGTCCGAGGACGTTTATAGTGCCTTTAACTGTCAAAGTGAATGTATTGTAGTCGTAATCCCGCGGCACTTCCACGGTCTCAGATTGCGCGATTGTAGTCTTAACCCCGCCCATGACCTGACCGTTAAGCTTTACACCCACCCCGGCATTCGTGCCAGTACTGCCTGCAAGCCCGTAGGCGTGCATCGTACCGTTTAATGCGCGGTAAAAGTAGTCTTTATCGGACGGATAATAAAAAGCCTTATCGACCCACTCTGTAGAGGCTGTAGTAAGTGCCAATATTTCAGCCTCGGTTCTGTCAAAAAATTTTACGCTCTGTGCCATAATACTTTAAAGCCAAACTAATGCATCACCTACGATATTAGTCACGTTATTACTTGTAATCTGTGAGCGATTTACGTTGTATATCGCATTGTTAACGGTAAAATTACGCATCTTTAATTGCGTAATCAAATTAATAGGCAGTATGTCGCCAAACTTTATCGCATATTTGTACGGCTCGGTAATTTTCTGAGTCAGTTCTTTGATCTCAAAAATCCCGTCAATGCCAAAACTTGGCACCGATATGCGTATATAGTCGCCAATATAAAGGGTCTCGCCGCTAGCCTGCATAAATCGCTCATCCAATACTGCGGAGTAGGCTTCCAAAGGCCTGCTTGCGGTGTCCAGATAGTCCTGCGTAGCTTGTCTCAGCCTCTCCTGCGCGTCTGTGATATAAACCTCTGGAAACGCAATGTCGAAAAGCTTGTAAGTGTCGCCGATTGCGGGCTTTATCAAATCGCTAGGATAGCTCCCGCTCTCGTCTGCATACGCCTGCAGTAAGTAAGTGCTAGTTGACGCTTGGTAGGTTATGCCAAAGGTAAACCCGATGCACAAGCCGTCCAAAAAGGTAATCTTCGGATTTATGCCCGCAAGCAAGTAGCCGTTTATATCAAAAGGTACGTTTGTATCAGTAAATTGCATGACATCGGTCACGTTTAAGCCGGTTACTGATCCCGTATATTCTGGTTTTATATTATCAAATTCTTTTACAATTTCACGGACTCCGTAAACGCTTGTGTTTTTAGACAGCTTGCTTTCGCCACCGTCGCCAACAAATGCGAGCCGGTTTTCCGATAGCACCGCGCTGTCGTACGTTGCACCGGACGCGGCCGATCTTGGCGGGAGGTTATCTGTAGAGCCGTAACCCCAGACAACCGTCTCGATATTTTTACTCGCTACGCGGTCTCGCGTCACTGAGACAAGTCCGCCGAGCCTGCCTAATTGCAGCGTGAGCGCCGAGCTGTTATGCACGTCGTCAAAATGCAGTGTACCGTTTTCGATGCGCCAGCTTATACCGAGGTTTTCGGACAAATAAGCCAAAGCCTCTGCAACCGTCCACCGGTTAAACTCAGCGGTTATCATAGCAGTATCCTTGTAATCGCCTGCCGAGTAGCCAGACCCTGTGCGGTTAAGGTTGCCTACGATAAACGATAAAAAAGTTTTAGCGTTACCCGTGAGCGGGAATTTATAGTCAGTGTAGTGTGAGCCGTCGGCTTTGTTGGTTGTAAGCAGGCATACCGTGTTCTCCAGCGCGTGCAGCTCCCCTTCAAATACGCATTCGTAGCGGTAGTCACTCGGTGAGTCTGTCCGTTTGTGAGGCTTGCGCAAGGTGTATTTCACCGACGGAGGTATGTCGCCACTGCCTTGTACGCCGCGCTTATCGAATATGATGTAGTCGCCAACTCGCAACTGTACGGGCGCGGTTAGCCTAAAGTTAAGCGTAACCGTATCGGTGAGCTGCTTTGTCTGCAACAGCTCACTCGACTGATCCGGCTTAACCTTTGCGACTACTGCACCCGCTCTGTAGATTACGACCTCCATCTACAGAGCCGCATAAGTAAAACCAAAACGGAATGATGGGGATGCCGGGAAATTGATCCCTCTGGGCGCGTCAAATCGCATAATTGTATAAGATGTATCAGATGTGACGATTCCGCCGCAGCTAAGGTATCGTCCCTCGTACTCCATCACAATGCACACCCCTTGGTCTATGTCTGGCTTAGGCATAGACCCCTCGAAAAACACAATGCCGAGGCGCGAAACAGTGCCGGAGTATGTTACTGCTAAGTTACCCTCTACGTACACCAATTTACCCACCTGACGGACGCGAATCCAGCAAACATTCGTTTGCATCGGGACAGGGGAGTAGCCCATTATATGTGACGATAAATTATCAAGGGTGATGTCACGTACTACGGCTGTTTCCGTGCGCATAGCCAAAGGAAAATTGACAGCGGCCAGTGCGACCCCGCCGGTTTTTGCAGCAACCTCTGCATCCGTTGCGAATCTTGCTAGCCCCCTTTTGGTTGTTGTTGCCAGTGTTTTCATTAGGCCTGCCTCAGTAACAGCCTTATACGCAGTTGTTGTATTATCTGGAATGTCCCTGTTGCTTAGGAGCTGCGATAGTAGTATTTGCCGAGACTCTGTGGCCGACAGCGAAGGGTCGTCCACCTCTAACGCCAAGCTGTTTAGTAGCGAGTTGACCCCCGCATCGCTGAGCGGCGCTAAGTCTGTTATTCTTTTATCCGATCCCATATAATTAGCTCTTTAATAGATAGTTAGTATTATTTATAAGTCTAAACCCTCCGGTCGAATCTTTAAGCCTTCGGCCTCTTCGGAGCGTGATTATGTTTGTTTTTGTGACGGTTGCCGAGCCTTGCGCGGAATTAAACACTTGCAAAGTAACGGTATAAACCCCCTCGGTTGTGTACGTATGTATAGGGCTTTGCTCGGCTGATGCCGTGCCGTCCCCAAAATCCCAGCTCCATAGCACGGGAGAGCCCGTTGAGGTGTCGGTAAATTGCACGTCTTCGGGAACTATGCCTGTCGGTACCGAGTATGTAAAAAAGGCCGCCATGCCTGCAACCGCTACGGCGTTTGCATCAACGTCTATTATCACGTCCACGAGGTCGCCCTCAGCGCCCGTGTAGTCAGCCAATACGTAGCTCTGCGAGTTGCTTACTGCTCCGCTTCGTCCGTCTCCGTAGTACAGATCGGACGGCTGGCCTTTGTCGTATGCGACCGTGACGGTTTTAGCCGCGCTCAACGTCTTGTAAAATTTCAGGGCGTTCGGGTTCACGTCCCGGAGTCCGAGCCGAAACACATACAGACTATCAGACTGCCTTATATTTACCGTCGGATTTATATCCGCGTTACGCTCGCACAGCAAGCAGTAGCGCCCCTGCGCGCCTCTGAGAGACAGCACAAAGCAGCCCTTTGAAAACATATAGTCGCAGAGGGTTTTTACAAGCGCAAAAGCTGCCAGCTCGTTCGTAGCCTTGCAGATGCATTCGAGCGTAAACTCGCGCGCATCCAGTCTCACATTTGATCGGTTCTTATCCACGCCAGATTTGTCAGCCCAAACGCGGTTGTCTATGCGCTCAGCAGCCACGCCGAGAGCGGGAGTGTGGTCTAGCACCGCTATTCCATACACCGCTTTTAGCTCTTTATTGTCTATGTATATCTTCATGCGCCTAAACTGTCCGCTGTTTTCTTTGTATTAGCTGCAATTTCGGGCAAATAATCGGTATTATCACTTATCCGGCTCAAAATTGCCAACTTTTTAACACTCAATTCGTAGGCTCTGTCCGATGCGATAGACATTTTCTCCACGCCCAGCATTATCGCATTAACCCGACCTACCAGCTCCGTGCCTGTCTGCTCGGTTATCTGTTGCGCCACTTGTGCGCCCGCTGACAGCGTACCATTCGATCCTGTCGCGTCCCTGTTAAATGCCGAGTCAAAACCTTGGCTTGCTGCGAGCTGGTCAAGCGATGCGTAAGCCTGTTGTATTTCTGGAGCTATCGCATTAACACCCTTGTAAAATGATCCGAGCGATTGTATTACACCTGTCTGTAGCTGGTCGTTTGTTATGTCTCCCGATGCGCGTTTTACGCCTAAATCTTTGACCGTCGCGTTCACCTCATCCAGTAACGGTTGCAGGAATGCAAACTCAATAATATCGCGCGAAAAGCTCTCTATCATATCGGACATTGACTTTTCAAGCCCGGTCATTGCATCGTCCCCGCTTATATACGCATCCATCATGGACTGCGCCACGGTGTCGCCTAGCGTGCCGAATATCCCGGCTATGTAATCACCAAACGCAGCATAAGCCGCCTCCGCGGTGTTCAGATTGTCAAGCAAGGCCTGCATACGTGCCGTGTCCGCTTCCGAGACTTTGCCGTCCGCAATTGCTTGCTCCAGTACTGCCTTATTAAGCTCACCTTGCGCGTCCACGAGCTGAGGGTATAGATCCATGAGTGACTTTGTTTTGTCCTCCAAACCTACAAACTTGCCGAGCTTGTTTCGCTTTTTGGTCGTCACCTCAATACTAGCCAATGCACGAGCGGTGTCGTTTGTCTGCGCATCAATCGTTGCCTGCACGCCTGCGTCGTTTTTGGCGTTTTTACGGCGGGAGAAAACAGAGAGCCCTCCAGTAGCTACGGCGCGGTACACAGTATTCGCCTGCGAGAAATTATCTTTATTAACCCCGTTTTTAAAGAGGTCGCCTACCGCGGCCGCCGAATCGCCTAGCTCTTGGCTATTCATTAACCCTCCAGTAAAAGCTTTAGTGCTGTCCCCGCCCAATCCCGTTGCGCCTATTGGTTTGGCTGAGGTTTTCTTCTTGCTTGCGTTTAGCTCATCTATCAGCCCCTTTTCATTCCCCAAGGCCTGATTGTACGCTTCTAAGTTTGCCAGGACCGTGCCGTATTTGTCCGATGCGAAAAATTCGTTGCCCTCGGCATACAGGGCGTTTTTTTCGATAAGTTGCAGATTTATAGCCGCATTGAGGCGTATTTCACGGGATAGAGCCGAATCGACTGATTTCTCGTACTTGCTTATCTCGTCCCCAATCATGCCCATAGACTTGACAACGATTCCCGCCACAGCTCCATAAGCCGCTATTTTTTGGGCTTTCGTACTGTTCTCATCCAGTTTGCCCATTGCCTCCGAAGCCGAGGCGGCTGCGCCTGCCAAGCTCATAAGGTTGCCAACCGCCCGGCCGAATAGGCCGTCGTCACCTACAACCGAGGCAATGACTTGCAAGCTGTCTTGCATAGCTTGTAGATTCTCGGCCGCCGTTGCTGAGCTTTTAGCATCTACCAAGCTCACACCCTTCATGTTTTTTGCGGCCTCGTTAAGCTTCACCAGCTCAGCGCGCAGGATTGCTATATTTTCAGCACTCGTTTCGGTGTTTAGTGATTTCTCCACCTCTCGCATTGCCTGCTCCAAACTTTTACCGCCTTCGCTAACAAGTCGTGGAAGTTCTGAGCTAAGGAACGTTTGGTATTTTTCGGAGGAGGCAAGAAACGACGCTTCCAGCTGAGCCGACGCTTTACGCCCTGTTTCGGCCGCTAGCTCTGCCTCGGTCTGCTTGCCCGCCTCTGACAGTCTCGCGTATTCGTCCGCGTATTTCTTTTCGAGCTCCGATTTTTTGTCCGCGTACGATTTGTATTCGTCCAACAGCTCTTTTAAAGTTTTCTTTTCAGCCAGCCTTTGCTGAGCCTGTTGGTTCGCGACCTGTTGCTGCGCGATTGTTGCCCGCTCTAAGTCGGTGCCCGCAAGCTTTGATTTTTTGGCTAAGTAGTCCGATTCCTCAGCCAACATGCTGCGCTGGTGCTCGACTGCCTGCGTTTTGTCGTATGCGTACTGTTTATTGATAGCCGTAACGCGCTTTGTGTGCTCAGTTTCGAGAAGCGCAATGCTTGCCGACCTGTCCACCTTCGCCTCTTTACCGCCGCCGAGCAACGTGTCGAGCTCCAGTTGCAGGCGTTTTATTTCGGCGTTGTATTTTTTAATACCTTCTATGTCCGTGGTACGGGCTTGCTCCCGCGCATCGTTTTGCGCCTTTATATCGTTGCGTATGTCCGCAATACGGCGGGCTTTTACAGAGTCTCCTGCTTTGCCATTTTCGCCTGTTAATAACTGGTTCTGCGTGTCGGTGTACCCTTCGCGCAATTTGGCTATGTCTTTTTGCAACTGGTCGTACTCGTCAATTATTGACTGCCTGACGAACGTGCCGTTTATGTTTTTTCCAGACTCAAAGAAGCCGAGAAAGCCCGCTTTGTCTTGCTGTTTGCCCGTAGCTATGTCTTTAATGTCCGACAGACGCGTCGTTTTCTCAATTATGGCTTTCTCGCGCTCCGCCAGATCAATCTGCAATTTTTTCTTTGCGATTATCTTATCTATAGACTCGACTAGCACAAGGTTGCCGTCGGATAAACTCACGGTATGCCCTAGTTCTGCGGCGTACGCCTCGTTTATCTTGTTTACAACCTTTATGCGGTCGGCATCCGAGGCGTTCACTTTGTTAACCGACTCTTTAAGATTTATCAGCTCCGCGGTCTGCTTGTTCGTAGTCTCGGAAATGGTAGTTTGTAGATTGATTAGCGCCTGTTCGGAGTCGTCTGTCCAGTCCACGAATAGCGCAAGCCCTGCCACAACGCCCGCAATGCCTGCGATAAGTAGTGCGTAAGGGTTTGCCATGCCCGCGAGGTTAAACGCCTGTTGCGCCGCCGTTGCGAATCCTAGCTCTTTGGTAAACATCATAGTCAACTGTACAGCCTCCGCGGTACGCTTAACCATATCAATAGCCGCAACCGACATAACGGCAGCCTTATACGCCCCGTAGGCTATTACAACCGTTCCGATCGCGTCGGCTATGTTTTCCCAATTCTCAATTAGCAAACTGAGCCCTGCGATGCCTCCGCTTAGTACGCCGTTGTTCGCCTCGCCTATGTCGTTAAGCATTTTATCAAACTGGTCGCCTAAGTTGGAGACTTGCCCTCGCAATGTTTTGGCGTTCTCGGCCATAAGGTTGTAAAACCGCCCGCCCTCGGCTGTAAGGTTGAATATTACTTGTTTAAGGTCGTTAAACCCGATCTTCTGAGCCTCTATATCCGCAGTTATCTGCGTTTTATTTTTGCCGTGCATTTTTGCCAGCTCGTCCAGAATAGGAATGCCCCGCTCCTGCAGCTGGTTAAGTTCCTGCGTCTGTAGCCTGCCTTTTGCCATAACCTGCCCGTATGCAAGTGCTATGCCTCCGATGTCTGAGCCTGTTGCGCTCGCTACGTCGCCGAGCCTGCGGGTCACTGAGATAACGGTTTCGGCAGACTCACCAAAAGCCATTAGTTTTTTTGCATTGTTGGCTATCTCGATAACGGAGTAGGGAGTTGTTGCTGCCGTCTGGATAATGTCGGCCATAAGCTTCTGGCTCGCTTGCTTGCTCTGTAGCATCGATGTAAATGCAATCTCGAGACTTTGTATCTCGGAACGCACCTCAATAACTTTGCCGACAAACGCGCCCATGGCGACGGTGGAAAACGTCCGCATGGCCATCGTCTGCAAGCGGTCGAACGCTGCGGACGTTTCGTCCACTTTTTTTGTAGTCTTGGCATTCAGCTCATCCACCTTGCGCATCATGCGGTCGATACCTTGCTCAAAACCTCTGTCCACGCTTGACTCGAAATGCAACCCTGCCATAATGCTGTGTATTTATTGTTTAAAAATCGCGTCTAATGCACGCATCTGATCTGCCGCCGTCTTGTGTTCCGCGGCCTCAGGTTCTTTTTTGCTATCGTAGTCTATGTACGGCTTATCCAGCACCCGCAGTACTATTTTTGCCCAAGGCGTGCGCATTATCTCAGCATCCGACGCGCCTGTTTCGGTCTTATATGACATTAAGAAACCTTCGACGGTTTGTCCACCTTTAGAAGTGTGTTGTCCGCTGCCGCTGTTCTCATCCAAAGCCTGTAGAAAGGCAAAGGGGAGCTTAGCTCATATAATTGACTGTATAGCGTATCTAAATGGATGTATCCGCACCCGTATAATTTCCTTTTTAAAAATGGGCGTATAGCCCAGCTCATAGGTCTATCATTTAGCAGGCCTATCAATATACACTCGACCAATAACGGCACGAGTGACTTTTGCAACTCTAAATTCTCAAAATCTGAGTATGCAGGCTCTTCACCTTCTGGCTTTACGGCTCTTATTTTGGCTTTTACCGCGCACATGCGTATGTGCGTACGTACATTGATGTATTTTAATCGCAGGGGCATAACCCCTGCGATTTTGAATCCTTTTAGCTCTACTGAGTCATCAGCTGCCAATAGGGCTAGTTTCTGCTCCATTACGGCGCAACGGTTACGGTCACTGTGTAGCTCACCGTAGTGCCGTCTGCAGCCTCGACCGTGTAAACATTCGGTGAAGTGAAGTCAGTAGCAACGCCCGAAAGCGGAGTGCATTGCGCACCCATTGACACGTCCACAAGGGGTGCAAGAGCTGTTTTAGGTGTGCCAGTGGCTACAGTAATAGCTACTGTCCTAGCCGTGTGGTTGATAGTTGCAGCACCTGTCTGAGCGGCAAGAGCGAATCCGAGTATCTTAGCTGCGGCCGCTTGCGTTGCATCAAGCGCGGTGTATTTGAATGTCCTAGACACCCCATCCTCCGGTTTAAGCGCTGTGCCTGTCACATCTGCGAAATGCAAATCGTCGTCTTTGAACGTCAAAGCCGTGCTAAACGAAATACGAGGCGCGGTTATGAAAATGTTTTTGTTGGTGAGGATAGCTAGAGACAGCTCACGGCTTACGTTTGCCGAATCGGCGGGCCCGTACGTACGGCCATCGGCAGAGTCGGTGAACGTTCCGCCGCTTACAAATGCTATCGTTTCAGGGTCGATATCGGCAAGCTGTAGAGCTGTTTTTATGTCCCCTGCTTTTATAAGCTCCTCTATAGAGTCGCCCAAAACGTTCTTGTACGGCGTTACCGTTGCCGCGTCTTGCATAAATGAGCCTGTACCCTCGCGAGTTCCGACCTGCAAAGGTTTCCACTGATTGCCAAGCCCGCCTGTAGCGGATTTCTCAGAAACCCATATTTTTTTAAATCCTACGGATGTTTTCATGGTATTAGTGTTTTACGTTAATTTTTAAGATTGAGTAATGCTGATTTAACCCCTCAGCTGGGTAAGTGTATATTTCACGGCTGTCCATTAGCACCGTATAGCCCTGCAAAATGGCAGGCAGTTTATCACTGAGTGCCAGAAGCGAGGCTTCTTTTGCTGTAGCTTTCGCGGTGTCCATCTGCACGGTGTTTGCAGTCTCTATGTCTGGTGTAAACATCATAACGGTAAGCATGCACAAAGATGTATGCTTTTGCAAGCCTCCAGAAATGACACGCACCACGCAGTCCTCCGCAACCGAGTTCGTCGGGCGTTGCTGTTTGTAAACCGCAACTGTTGGAAACTCAGCCTTTACAGCCTTGTATAAGTCGGTAAGTACCGCCGTTGGTGTTTTCATCCGATCCGTTGTTTAAGCTGCGCTAATAGTTTCGGCAGTTCCTCGTATGCTTTCAAGCCTGTTTTTCCAAGTACGTTGAGCCCGTGAACGTCCTCTACATACGTGGCGTATTCCATGCCTGCAACGATTACGATGCCGTAGCCGGTGTTTAAATTTTTGGACACGTCGGTTGCAAATTCGAGACCTGTTTTAGTGCCACTTTCGCCGTCAGTGCCTGTCTCTGTTTTCTCAAAGCCTCGATAAGAAACAGGGATCCCATTACGCAGTACTATGCCGCCTATCGAGCTTCTCAAGTTGCTCGTTTGATCTTGGTACTCCGCGCCTAATTTGGCGTGGTTTACAAGCTCCGCAACTGCAGCCTCGAGCAGATAAGTAAGCTGTTTTTCGTACGTCAGCTGTTTAAGCACTAGCTCCTCTTTCATAGCTTTTATCACCTGTGGCGATATTTTCAGCTTTATCATGCCAGTGTCAGTTTGTAGCTGTTTATCATAGCCATAGGTTCAACAGATGCGACCTCAAATTTGCCTAAGTTCGTACCTTCGCAGGTGCTGAGCATTAGCCAATTAGTAGCCGCTACGTTTACGCCCGCTGGGATTAACTGCTTATCTACACAGATAATAGCTCTCGCCTGTACGTAACGCCCTCCTGCTTGCACCTCGTATGCTTTGGCTATTATGCGTATGTTACAAGGTATATCAGCAGACAGGGTCTCCGGCGAGGCTACGGGGTTGCCGTCACTGTCGTAAGACGCGCCTGTCTGCGATATGAGTTGTAAATATCCGGTGCTTAGCATATCAGCTTAAAAAATTTTCGCCGACAAAACCTATTTTCCGGCCTGAAAATTTAGGGTCCTTGTATTCTGCGTATATGCCGTTCGCGAGGCGTAAATAAACAGCCCGATCTGCCTGCGTTACCGCCGAATCCTGCTCTTTGAGGTCAGGCGCGCCGTATAAGTAAAGGTACAGGTCGGCCTTGGCCAGCTTGTACTCTTTGCCTGATAAAGTCGCCCCGTCTGCCGTAGCTGATAAGGTAAGTCCCCGCTCCAGTCCCGCGACCTCAATAGTGAGGGCGGGGATTGGGTAGGTGCTTATGGATGCGAGTGCTTGTGCGATTGTCATATATGCAAATTATTAGGCTACCACGCTACCGCGTTGATTTTCAAGTAGAAGTTGTCTGCGAAGGTGTCAACGATACCGTTTGACTCCGATTTGGTATAAATTTCCACCATGTTCGGATTCACTTGGCGGATAGTCCCGAGAGTGAAGAAACTTTCAGCCACTTCAACCGAAGGGTCTGTACCCGGCAGTTTTTTCCAACCGAAACGCCCTAGCACAGTACTTTGTGCAAACACTGCCACGCCGTCATTGAACGCCGAGGCCAAAGCGAACGATCCGTTTGCCTGCAACCTGCGTACCTTCTCATCAATCATAACGAACTCAACGGTAACGCCATTGAAGGTGTTGGCCAGCATATCGTTGACCATCGCAACCGTTGGTTTAGTCTGCGTACCTGTAAGGTTGCCGATAACCGTAGAACAGTACTTCTGTATCTGCTCATTGTTGCGCACATAGTTAAACCAAGTATCGTTGATGAATATCTTGGTTAAGTTCCTGCCGTTCGACTTGCCTGTATTCACCGCGTTTTCAATATCCGTGAGGATAAGTGCTGTTTTATCAGCCCACGAGGTTGTTACCGCGCTCTTCTGCCACGCATCAAGAGGGTACTCAACTGGAGCAACTGACCGCATAAAAGGGCTGTTTACTGAGTTGAGCGACAAACTGCACGCGCTTGATACAAGACCCCAGCAAGAGGACGAACGGTGCACGGCTTGCGCGTTGCGCGCACGTCTTGCAAAGTTACCCATATAGTTTGCCGCGTCTATGCCGTCAGCGTTTACGCCGCTTGAAAGGAATATATCACGCAATCTTTCAAACTCTTCTATCTCTTTGCCTTCCATTTTGACGCCGAGACCTGCCTGCATGAAGTCGCCAGAAGCCTTTGAGTAGCCGGGATTCCCGATTACAGGAACTGGTGAATTAGCGTCCATAGATACCGCCGCGACGTTATCCATGTCCTCCGCCAAAGAAACAGTTTCCCATTTGTTTTGGGTAGTAAACGACAGGGGGAACGATGCATCCACCTTGCTTGCAGGTAGCGGATTTCTCGCATACCATGCTTTAACGTCTGCCGACGTGAACAGGCCGTTGCCTATGTTCGTGTTAATTATCTGTCCCATTTGTCAGCTTTTTTAAGGTATGTACTCAATTTCAACGATCTGAGGCAATAGAGCCAGATACGCAGGGCCTACAACTCCCGTGTAAACATCTGCACGGACGAGTGCCGAGCCTGTCTGCCACGCTACGTCAGAGTTTACTGTCATGCCACTGCCTAGTATCACCTTTGGTGAGTTAAGCAGAGCAGAAGTGTTTGATACTGCTTCCGCAGCCATCTGGTAGATAAACGCACCCTCTGTAACCGCATCAATCGCCGTGCCTAATGTAAGGGTTGACACCCCGCTCGCAGTTGCTATTGCCATGATTGCGTACGCTTTGCCCGCTGTTTTTACACCGATAAAGTCACCGACTTTGAAGTGGTTTTTCAACGCGTCAACCTTGATCGCTGTAGTAGTGCTGCCTGCTAAAATAATAGCCTGCTTGCACACTTTGCGAAGCCCCGCTACCGGCGCGGCGAGAGGCGTGCCCTCCTCCAGAATGTTGCCCGCTATAAGCTCGGCGACCGAAAGCGAGAAGCCTGCGGGGACGTAGCTGATGCGGTTAATCACGCCCAGCCTTCCGGTTGCGCTTTTTTGTGATGTGATTTTTTGCATGTTATTAGCTGTTTTAGATTAGAAATTTTATTTCGCCTGCTCTGCCGGCGCTTCTTTAAGCGCTTTGGCGAGCCATGGCGTTGTGCCGTCTGCAACTTGCGGTTTTTCAACCTCTTTGAGCGGCACCATTGACGGCAAGCGCCCCTCCTTTACGCTCTGTTCGTAGCTTGCCTTTGTGCTTGTAATCATACCGAGGTGCTGAGTAAAGTCCTCGTCTGATTCAAACTGCATTTTTGCAAATGCGTTTTTTAAAGGCTCGGCTACGATAGGCGGTAAGCCGTTAAGCGTTGCCTCAAACTGTGTTTTGCGCTGCTCATGCTGTGACTTTGCAGTCAGGCCGGACAGCGTTGCGGTAAGAGCGGCCACTTGCTCGGTAAGAGCTTTGACGGCGGGGTCAACCTCGTCTGTTTTGGGTGTTTCGACCGGTTTTGCTGGTTTCGCAGGTTTTGCAGGCTCTTGCACGGTTGCTTTGTACGCATTGACCTCCTTAGATGCCACGTGCGCGATATTGCCGTCCATGCCGTTGATTGCCTCGGTCAAGTCCATTGTATCAACTTGCTCCTGCGTTGTTACTGCCACGGCTAAACTCTTAGCCATTGCCTCCAGTGTCCTGTCTGACACCCTAGAGCCTACTGCTCCGCGTAGCTCAGCGGCGGCGGTTAATGCGTCGCGCTGTGCTTTTAGTTTTAATAATATACTTTCGTACATAGTCGTCTAAATCTTTAGTGATTAGTGTCGCAAAAATAGCTGATTTAATCCGCCTTAGTTAACCGGTTTGGTTTTTCGCACGGTTTGCAAATTATTTTCATGTTTTTTGCAAAATCATTTTGCAAAGTCGGATTATAGTTGTACATTTGACAAGATTTAAACGGCGAGCCAGAAGCTATCACAAGACCCTAGGGCAGGGGCGCAAAAATATGAAAGCACATAAAATCACCCCGAAGACAATTATCCGTGCAAACGTAACAATTAACGCAGACCGCAAGTATTCACAAAGCTACGGCGCGCCCGCTGACACGCAGTATGCATTTGCTAAAGTGTCAGGCAACTGGATCGAAACGTACGGGGCTACGGGCAATTATTGTGGCAAATGCATGATTAGCGCAAAGCATTTTCACACGTACAACGGTACTGAGATTACAGAGCGTACTTTTTTAATGCGAACTAAAAAAGCAAAGGCTATTCAAGACGCAAAACACGCGGAGGCAAAAGCGGCAGAAACTGCAAAGCAAGAGGCTTACAGATCAATGTGCGCTGATATGCTGGCTAAACTGCCTATGAGATGTACAGAGGTTAAAGAG